CTGGTAATGTAACTGGTGGTAACATCAACGTTGGTAACATCACAATTGCAACCAATTTAATCAGCAGTTTAGATTCTACAATTACAATTGACCCTGCTACGATTGGAAACGCAGGATTGGTTGTTATCAACGGTAACTTGCAAGTTAACGGTACTACAACTACTATCAACTCCAACGTTGTCAGCACAAATGACTTGACAGTTAACTATGCCAACAATGCAATCAACAGTGGCGCAGCCAATGGTGGTGGTATTGAAGTTGGCCCAATTGGCTCACCATTCATCACCTGGTTGTACAACAGCTCAGCCAACGTGTTTACATCAAGTGCTGGTATTAGTGCAGTAGGTGGTGTAACGGCAGCATCAGTTGCAGGCGGTGTGATCACTGGATCAAGTGTTAGCGTAACAGGTGCAGTAACAGGAGCGTCAGTGGTTGGTGGCGTAATGACTGGCTCAAGTGTTAGCGTAACAGGTGCAGTAACAGGAGCGTCAGTGGTTGGTGGCGTAATGACTGGCTCAAGTGTTAGCGTAACTGGTAACGTTAGTGGTGGCAACTTGATTGCAACTACGTTTATTGGTAACTATTCAGGTACCACAGCCAGCATCACTGGCAACATTGATGGCGGCAACTTGCGCACAGCTGGATTGGTATCAGCAACTGGTTCAATCACTGGTGCTGCCATAACAGGCACTAGCCTGACAGTGACCACTGGTAATATCACTGGAGGCAATATTGTTAACGGCAACGGCAACGGCATTGGCAACATTGGTAGTTCTACAGTCTTTTTCAACACTGTGTTTGCCAAAGCCACCTCAGCACAATACGCTGACTTGGCAGAAAAGTACGAATCAGACGCAGAGTACGCACCAGGAACAGTGCTGGAGTTTGGTGGGGACAAAGAAGTCACATTGTCAGTTGAAGCAGGTTCAACTCGTGTGGCAGGTGTTGTGTCTACAAATCCAAGTTACATCATGAATGCTGGACTGACTGCAGAACACGTGGCCATGGTAGCATTGCAAGGTCGTGTGCCATGTCGAGTGGTTGGAACAGTACGCAAAGGCGACATGATGGTAGCAGCCGGCAACGGTGCAGCCCGAGTTGACAACTCAGCTCGTGCAGGTAGTATTATTGGTAAGGCCCTGGAGAACTTTGACGGTGCAGAAGGCACAATTGAAGTGGTAATTGGCCGCAACTAAGCAGTCAATAATGTAACAAAAAGTAGGACTCCTGGAGTCCTATTTTTTTGGCTAAATACTACAATAAATTTGGATTGATTGATGGGTTTAACTAGAATACGTGCTGAACAAATATCTGACATAGACTTTAAACAGGCTGTGCGTGTGGTAACGACTGCAGATGTTACATTGTCTGGCAGTGCCCCAAACGTAGTTGACGGGGCAACATTAATTGCCAACGATCGTGTGTTGGTAGCAGGTCAAACAACTGGCAGCGAAAATGGTATCTATGTTGTAACAACTCCGGGTACAGGATCAAACGGAACGTGGACTCGATCAACTGATGCCAATGCCACTGGCGAAATTGAAGCCGGCATGATCTTAATGGTCACAGATGGTACCATATATGCTGACACACAGTGGGTGCTGGCCACAAATAATCCTATTGTGGTTGGAACCACCGCTCTCACATTCCAACAAAATATCACAAATACTGGTAATGTGTCTTCGGGCAGCTCAGGCATACGAGTGTTGGCCAACAGCAATGTATTAGTATCTGTATCAGGCACTGCCAACATTGCCACATTTGCTGTGGATGGATTATACATCACAGGAAACATAACCACAGGTAATCTTGCAGTTGGCAACGATGTGGTGATCACAGGCAATCTAACTGTGAATGGTACCACCACTACCATTAACTCTAATACAATTACTACCAACGACAAATCAATCACACTGGCAAATAATCAATCTACTAGTGCCAATGTTGACGGTGCTGGTATTGATGTGGGAAATCCAGCAATTGCCACCTGGAGATATAGCAATGCCACAGCAAGTTGGCAAAGTAATGTTGCCGTAATGCCCACAGCCAATGGCACACTGGCATTAGGCGGCGCTGCCAATTACTGGTCCACTGTGTTTGCAAACACAGCATCTTTGGCCGGCAATGTTACCAGTACTGGTGCTGTAATTTCAACCATCAATGCCACCACAATCAGTGCCGCAGGTAACATCACCGGAAATTACATTTTAGGTAACGGTGCTTTGCTTACATCAATTACTGGTACCAATGTCACAGGCACAGTTGCCAATGCAACATTTGCTACGTCAGCTGGTAGTGCAGGCACAGTAACAACTGCCGCTCAACCAAACATTACTAGTGTTGGTATTTTATCCAGTGTTAGTATAACTGGAAATGTCAACGCATCTCAATTTGTTGGCAATGGCGCCCCGTTAACAACTATCACTGGAGCAAATGTATCAGGCACGGTAGCCAATGCCACTTTTGCCACAAGTGCAGGCACTGCAACCACAGCAGGTACAGTGACCACAGCCGCACAAGGCAATATTACTAGTGTTGGCACGTTGACTTCACTAGCAGTAACAGGTAATACCACAAGCGGTAACTTGCTAACAGGTGGACAAATTAGTGCAGCTGGTAACATCACAGGTGTAAATTTGTTTGGCACTATACAAACTGGCAGTCAACTAAACATCACTCAAGTGGGAATGTTAAGTAGTCTGGTAGTCACCGGTAATGTTTCTGGAGGAAACATAAGCACCGCTGGACTAATTTCGTCAACAGGTACTGTCACAGGTGGTAACTTAACTACAAACGGCAGTGTAGGTATTGGGACTAGCTCACCAAGTGTTAAATTTCAAACGGTTCAAACTATTGCTGATTGGACAGGAGATTTTAAAAATTACACAGCAGGGGCTTATGGATTAAGAGTAGATTTATCAGGTTCGTCTGGCAGTCAAGCTGCTTTACAGGTGTACACTGCGATTGATAATGGAATGATAGTTAGAAACGATGGTCTCGTTGGTATTGGTACTTTTTCCCTTGCTCCATCAACACGATTAACTGTTGCAGGTGCAATTTCCGCTACTGGTGCTGTCACAGGTGCCGCATTAACTGGTACAAGTTTAACGGTATCAACTGGTAATATCACCGGAGGCAATATTGTTAACGGCAACGGCAACGGCATTGGCAACATTGGATCAAGCACAACATATTTTAACACAGTATTTGCCAAAGCCACCTCAGCACAGTATGCTGACTTGGCAGAGATGTATGTTGCTGACGCAGATTACCCTCCGGGCACCGTGGTAGATTTTGGCGGAGTTGAAGAAATTACACAAACAGTAGCACCTGGTAGTACAGCAATAGCTGGTGTTATATCAACCAACCCCAGCTATATCATGAACTCAGGACAACAAGGAAAACATGTGCTACCAGTTGCGTTAACTGGTCGAGTTCCGTGCCGTGTTCAAGGCCCTGTAAGCAAAGGCGATGTGCTAGTATCTAGCACTCGACCAGGTGTGGCTCAGCGTATAGGTACACAATATCAACCAGGATGTGTGATTGGCAAGAGTCTAGGATACATTGACGATGCTAGTATTCAGACTATTGAAGTTGTTGTGGGAAGATTCTAATTTTTCTGGAAAGCATTTTCAATGGACGCAAGTTTGGTCTGAATACTTTCCAAGTTCACAGTTGACCACAAGCCAGGATGCATGGGGCGAGGCCAAGTGCCTTGATCAATCCAGGCATAGCCAAGATGCTCGTTGTTTAGCACAGGCACAAACTCTTGATCAACAACACAAACCCAGGTGTGATATTCAAATATGCCATCTGCTGATGTGAACTTTTCTAGTGGCATGAGCCTAGTGTAAGCAGGAAAGCTACCCAGTTCTTCCACACACTCACGTTCCATACCACCCAGCAGGGTTTCGCCTGTTTCAATCTTGCCGCCAGGCAATCCCCATGATCCAGGATGTTTAGAGTCGTTGCGCAACAAGTACAGGTATCTGCCAGTGGCCTGGCTTAGAAACCACACACCCACTGCTTTCACAGTACTAGACTCCACGTGCCTCCAGGATAGATACCTTGATATGATTTGATCCACATTTCGCCAGTCCACTCGTACTGGGTGCCTGTGGTGATGTTTGTGACATACTGTACAGCAGTGGCATCAGCAGACACAAACACAATGCGCCAGCGTGTGCCATTCCACTCAATAATGTCATTGGCTATAGCAACCAAGGGTTGACCAAGATCTCCAATCCATGCTTCAGGGTTCACAGAGTTTGTGACGTTGCCTGTTGGTTCTGTTAACAAATAACGTTGTCCTACCGCTGGTACAGGCAAGCCGTCTCCAGGCGCACTGGCCAACGGATTGATAATTGCTGTGATAGGATCAAGTGTGTTTTGTGGAGCAGTATCCTGGTCCACATCAAACAACACCAGCCGGTCATCGTTGGGGTCAATCACAATGGTACCAATGATGGGATTGGCAGTGTCTTCTGTGTTGGGAGGATTGTTCAGTCGTATTTGACTAATACCTGGACGCAGTGTGCCATATGCATTGATAACTGCTGGCCACAACAACGGAGAGTCTGCCACAATAGCAGTGGGATCTAGATCTTCGTAGCTGCCATTGGGCACTACCACGGGATTGTACAACACTTGAATCTTGTTTTCAATCACCACCAGCTTGTACATCCATGGTGTGATCATCACTCGTGTGCCTAACAACAGGTCGTTGTTGATGATAGCATCCACAAAGTCGCCTTGGGCATCATACATGCTTGCAATCACACGCTCAATAACACCCAGCTTCTTGACCTTGGCCGGAGGACTGATCCAGATTGGCAAGTTAAACTTCAGCGTGGCAATGTCAATGGGATTTTCTGTGCTCATGGGAATGGTTCTCGAAGTCCATTGTGTTGATTCCAATTCAACAACACTGAGTGATGTCCAGTCCAAGAAGTTGTCTGTGCTTTGTATTTCCAAACTGGGATTGAACAAGGTTAAAATTTGTTCCAACAACTGCATCTTTTGATTGGTATTTGATGTCCAAATGTCCAGAGTAATTGTTAGCTTGTATGGCACAGGCATCAGTCTTTCAACTGTGAATGCATTACCTTGTGTGGTTTCATAACTCTCAGTAGCTGTATCATAGGTGCGTTGACGAACCACAGTGCGTTGCACATGATATGGTTCTTGCATTCTAGGACGATCGTAATCTAGCCCGGTAATGTAAAAAGTCATCAGCGGTGTGGATGGTAGCGAGTTGGCAGAGTTATCCTGAATGATGGTCTGTGCTTGCCGACTTGCATCACCGTATCTAATAGGCACACGTATCAAGGCCGCCAAGTTGGGATTTTCCTCCTCGCGTCCGTACTCTACCTGGAATCCTGAAAAGATTCTAGTAAACTGTAATAGAAAGCGACGTATTTGGGCGTCGTAAAAAAATTGTTGCATTGTTAACTCGATTTCTGTCCAGGTCGTGTGTCAGGGGCTGGTTTAGGAGGCAGACCTCCATTTTGATCACCATTGTCTGCACGTGGTCTAAGCAACTCGCTCAAACTCTGACGACTTGGAATGTTACCAAGATCTGTTGTTGGTACAGTGTATGTATTGTTAACAAAGCTGGACCGTAAAGTATTGTTGTTGGGTCCGTTGTTGAGATCTGTCCTAACATTTTCAGCAATCTTGTACCAGCGTGTTCCATTGTAGCGGAACATGCGATTTGG